TCAGGGTGTTGTTCCTTGACCTTCAAGTGCTTCTTTCTATCGGCGGCTACAAACCTCCCCTTTGACTCAATTATAATACCATTAGGTAAAATGAAGTCAGGGGTGTAAGTCTTGTTCTCAAGTAAGGTCCACTTAATCTTTAGTGTCTCATACTCGAAACTTACACCCCGCTTCTTTAAGTCAACGGAGATGTCATCCTCTAGTCCTGATCTATAGCCATTCCTTAGAGCGTGTCGCCTTCGTTCACTGGTGGTAGCCACATCTCCCCCTCTTCACGTCTAAGCCAGAGTAGTCTGGCGTTTTCTATTGCAAGGTCCATATCTTCCCCATATGCCTTTAGACAGGTTTCCCAAAGGCTGTGTTCTGTGTAGCAGTCAGCCAGAAGTTTCTCTGCCTTCTTGGGGCCAATTCCCGGTACACCCTTTATGTTGTCAGCGGGGTCTCCGGTTAACAACTGGGTATAAAAGAACTTAGTCCCTGACCACCAATCCACTTCAGACCACCCTTTTGTAAAGTTGTAGTGATAACAGGGTATCTGTAGCATGTCCTTGTCGATGGACGCCACAATGGTTGTAGGCCATACTTAGTTGCAGCTATGCCAATTAGATCATCTGCCTCCTCCCCATCGCTAACTACTGCTGAGTAACTATCAATAAGGTATTGCCTAGTTAGTTCTAAGTACTTTGGCCTGTCCTTACCCTGCCTGTTCTCTTTGTATGGGGCAGCTTTTGCTATCTCGTACCTGAAGTTGTTCTTGCCAGTAAGGTAAACTATGTAGTCATTAGAGCTTACGGGAAATGTGCAAGTCGCTTCCAGCACATCCCCCATAATCTCCTCTGTCTTATTTATAGCATCTGAAGGCAAGTCCTTATCTTTTGAGGCGGCTGCTTGATAAGCAATTATATCACCGTCTATAAGAACCTTTCCACCTTTCATCAAAAACCCCCAAACACCATTTGACCATCATCCTTTTCAAAGGCAACATCTTCTACATAAGGAAAGCCGATAGCCCTAGTGAAGTCGCCATACGCTCGGCCTAAGCTGTACAGATCGTCTATGTCACTCCTGACCATAGTTACACTGCCAGTAAAACCGTCTTCCTCTTTGTCGTTTTTAACAGTCATTGTGAGTTCCATGTGTTATCCTACCATAAACAGTTGATCGTCTTCTGTCGGCCCACCCTCAGAGTAGGGGACGTGGTTAGTAACCCCAATATTCAAGAGGCGAACCCCCGAACCATTAGAGTAGGTGTCAAACTGGACCTTGGCCTCAGTTCCATTACCAAGTGGACCATCCTCACTAAAGACCCAAGCTCGTTTATTATCGACCCCCTCAGTTAGGTTCACGATACCCGGCGCTCCTCCGTAGTCCTTCTCAAAGGGTTTGCCATTTCGGTCTGTAAACGTCTTGATGTCCGTTACGCCACGTTTTAGCTTCATGTACTTACCAATGCCAAATTGGGCATCCCCGTCAATAATTCGTGGGTTGTCCATAACTATAGGCTTTAGTCCATCTTGGAGAAGCTCCTCAATCTGAGACGGGTCAGTGAAATAAGCCTGTACAATGTACTGGCCCCCTTTGTCGGCAATGCTCTTTGCGATACGGTTTCCACGGGGGTCTCCATAATCGGCGTTCTCAGGGAAAACCTTAGCATATTGCAGTACCATATCCATCGTGTATTTAGTCATGTGTCGAGTTCCTCGCATGTTTCCATATAATATAATACATACCTAAATCCTGAAAAGTTTCCAAGATTCAGACATTTAATTACAACTTAGTGAATATCGGCGTAACTTTTACCGAACTGCACATCAGTACCCAAAGGTACATTTAGTTGTAAATTCTTGTTTAGTAGGTCCATAGACCTTTTCATCGTAGTTTCTACAAGTTTTTCCTCCCCCATCTTTACTAGGGCAATGACCTCATCGTGGAATTGCCCGATAACTTTTACCCCACCCTTTCTGCACTCAGAAACCCAAGTGTCAAAACAGAAAACCCCAGTACCTTGGTTCAACGTGGAGAACTTATCCTTCTCGTTACGAAGAGCGTACCAGAACCTAGAAACGGGGTTCCATAACCAAAGGCTGTCGATGCACTCCTGTGTCCTTGTGTCCTCTGCAACCTGAGTGACTGCCTTGTTACGTTCCCAGAAGGCATCTAACAACTCCTTGGCCTCAGTCAGCTTCATGCCTGTCTCACGGGCTAGTTTAGACGCCCCTATACCATAGGTAGCACTATAGTTAACCACTTTGTAGTTTTTACGGAGTGCTTTGAGGCTACGCTCCCCGGAGTTGTGTAAGTCTATGTCCTCTTGTGTTATGACCCCTGCGAACTTTGCCAAGTCTAAGTGGGGGTCAAAGCCCTCTTTACTCATCTCCTCAACGTACTCTGGGTCATGCGGTTGCATGTAGTGTCGTTTTGTAGTGTCCTCCAAGGAAGTCATATCTGCTCCACACAAGACATAATCGTCTGGACAGATAAGACACCCTCTGATTTCAGCACCATAAGGTTTTTCCACACCCGGTAAGTTTACCAAGGGCTTGGCGTGTCGAAACCGCATAGTGTTAGTGAAGCCAGCAATACTAGCTTGAACATAACCATCTCGTTGAGCATTTAGCATCCCCTTAATAATACCAAGCCTGTGTGACAATACGGATAGACCGTCTAAGATAGCCACAGCAGGGTCTTTGTTAACCAACTTTAAGACTGACGGGCAAAGTTCTCCATTGACAGTCACTTGCTCGACACTCCTATCAGGGCTGTTGTTTGTACCCTTAACAAACTTAAAGGAAGTGGGTTCCCACCCAAGGCTTCCCAACCACGCTTTTACCTGTGGTGAAGAGTTGGGATTAGCCCTCTCTCGTTTGTGGACAACACGCAAACTAACTGTGGTGGTAGGAACCTTGTACTCAGCACAGAGGTCAAGCCAGTTTTCTCCAGCAACAGACATATCTCCGTTCTTCTTCCACATCTTATCCTCAGATGGCTTGATGGCTTCTTTGTACTTTACAACCTCTGGCATAGCATCCGCCAGTTGGTTAATCTTATCAGCTTTAAGTTCCTCCCACTCGGCTAAGTATCCCTCAGCTTTTGCTACGTCTAATTTCCACTGTAGCCCCTCCTGCTCTGCCGCACAGTCCATCTTAAACGTGAGGTAGTCCAACAGTCGCTCTTTGTCCTCTGGCTGATCTTTATACAGCTTACCTAGCTTGCGGCTGAGGTCTTTCCATAACTTAGAGTTGATCTTAACGTCCTCTTGGCAACGGTGTTTATAGTCCTCAGCAGAAAGGTTTTCCCAATCTGTAATCTTTGGCTTAGGTACACCGTACTCTTCCCCATAAAGGTCTAGGTTGTGACGTGTACGATGGTGGTCTATGTACCAAGCGACAGCAAGGGTGTCTATCAACCGGGCCTTAACCTTAATGCCCAAGACACTTTCCACCGCTGGTACGTCAAATCTGACAATGTTATGTCCAATGAGAGTGTCATCCGCCATAAAGAACTCACGCATCTCGTCGTAATCGTGTGTGGAATTAACTGTTTCACCCAAGTCATCGGACCAAGACAAGACGTGTATCTTTGTGCTGTTTAAGCCATCTGTTTCAATATCGAATATTCTGTTCACTCATTCACCTCTCTTAGTTTAAACGTGTCCGTACTAAAGCGGAGTTTCCCAGCGACACCCTCGACAGATGCAGGACGATTCTTCTGAACTACAATAGAAGTAGTGTTTCTGTCAATCAAGGTATCAGCTTCCTTATCACGAGATAGGTCAATCAAAACGCTGGCCCGTTGTGCAATCATTCTGCAATACTTGGGGTCTCCCTCTTCGTTAGTATGAGCAATGGTGACAATACCAACATCAAGTTCGGCAGCTAACTTCGATAGTCGAATTGAAAGGTCAGCCAACATACTCTCCTTGCTATCGTCAGAACTTCCCACAACTACGTCTTGGATAGGCTCAAAGAATATGTACTTACATTCACAAGCCTGACTAAAGTAACGTATCTGATCGCACAACTCGTTGACCCCTTGACCATCTTGCAGGAAGAATTGATACAGTAGGCCGTTTTCTGTAAGACTGGTGATAGTCTCTTTAACAAGCTCTGTAGCTCCCTCTTCTTCGATGAGGTCACGCCGTGTAAGGTTTAGGTCAGCCTCGTAAGACACTAGGCCCAACAAGCTGCGTAACTTAGTCTCCTCTAAGTGCCAAGTGGCAATAGGGATACCTTGCTTGAGCATGTTATACTCCAACAGACGCATAACCTCAGTTTTGCCTATGCCTGTTGGGGCCTTAATAACAGTGAAATGCCCCTGCATCAAACCAAGTATCTTCTCATCAAGAGCTTTAATCCCGGTTGGAACATAGTTGTGAGAGGGCGAGTTCTCGAATAGGTCAAGAAACTGCTCCGTTGTGTTTAGTACGTTATCTGGGACGTACTTTGAGGCATTAAACCAAGCGTTGACAAACTCCTTAGACGCACCTCCAACTAGGAAGTCGTTAGCATCCTTAAACTTGTTGTGGGATACCCGAAAGACTTTGGATGGAAACATCTTACAAATCTTATCAGCAATCTCATTTCCAGCCTTATCGTTATCAACGGATAAAACCAAGCGGTCGAAGGAGTCCAAGTACGGCTTGCAGACCTCCCATAACGACTTGCTTGGGGTTGCTGAGGGCAAGGACACAACAGGGGATATGTAACCATCCCGGTTGTTTAACATCTGATAAGCCGATAACGCATCAAGCTCACCCTCAGTGATAGTCAAAGTCTTAGAGCAACCAGCGGTGAAGAAATTCATGCCGAATAACTCATCGGTTTTGAAGCCCTTTGACACATAGAAGTCCTTGTCCTTTAGGTCACGGGTTTTAATTCCACCGGAGGGGTACACATACTCCTGTTTAGCTCCCTTGTTGTAGGTCTTTACGTTATAAGTCTCCATAGTGCGCTCTGAAAGACCTCGCATTGGAAGGTATTCCCCGTCACCATTCTTCCTGATAACCTCCCTGACCGGGCTAGGCTCTGCATCAAACAAATCATCGTCCTCTCTATTAACTGTCCCCAGTGGTGGGTACTTCTTGGCAACCCAATCAAACTTGGGGCTATTGGATGGGTAGTTTGACCTGCAAGAAAAGCAGAAGCCAAACCCTTTCGTGTTGTAAGAAAACGCATCGCTACTACCACAGTCAGTATAGGGACAAGGTAACTTTTGTATGCTCTCGTGCTTCTCTTTAATCATACTAGAGTCTCTTTCTTTACTGGTCTACCTTAACGGAGGGCTTAACAAAAGGGGTACATATATATATACATACCTTAAACCCATCTTGTTTCCACACCAAATCAAACTTTTCTGAAGTGTTGCTATAATGGAACAAGGTCTCTCAGCTTATCTAAAAGTTTCTTTTCCCTCTTGGAGATAGCTGACTTATTAACCTGCATAAAATCAGCAATCTCTTCCATCGTCATATCCTCCACAAACCTCATGTGTATATACAGACTCTCTGCATCGTTTAAGTTTTCATTTAGAACCACCTTAAATTTATCATTAAAGTCCTTTTGTTCGTACTCTCCCTCGTAAGAGTTTCCGACCATGTGACCAGCTTCTAGACTTACCATCTCGGCCTTTAACGTGTTTCTAAGGTGATCTATACCCTTATCACTCCAAGTGTGTTGGTCCCCTAGCGATTCAATGTCTAGCCCCCTGACTAAAGTTCTCGAAACAGTGGACGTAGGTATCTGTACTGGAAATAAGTCTAGGTTAAGGTAGTCGTGCATCCTGCTGTTAGCTCGCCTATATAACGTACCCCAGTGGTCAGAGGCTTGCTCACCCTCACTCTCCAACTTTTTTATAACCTCTAAGCACTCTAAGACACCCTCACTAACCAAGTCATCAAAGTGTGAGTGACCTGCCTTATACTTATGAGCAAGCCTGTGGCACATTTTAACAACCTCCTTGATGCTTATGTTACTATCGCTCATAACTTATCCTTTCCCTCAAGTTGATTGATACGCATCTGTGCATAACGTATGACCTTCTCAAGGTCTGTGATCTCGCACTGAGCCTTACTCATACCCTCGTAGGGCTTGTACCCTGCACG